AAAATAGTGACATTCTTATTTAATACATTATTGAGTTGCATCTTGATTGTATCACTATTAATCATATTGGTAATTGCGATGTATCTGTTAAAGGTAACACTAGAAGAATTGTTCGGGCAGAACGGAATAAAGGAGTTAATTTCTAAATGGAAAAAATGTGGTCTGAATGTAGCAAAGAAGAAAAAAGAGAAGTAAACAAAATAGCAAAATCTCTAAAAGTGATGAAAGAAAAATATTTAAACAAAAGCATAAGAGAGTTTGAATACTACACTTTCCTAGAACAAGCATTAAAGGAATTAGATCATCTAGAATATTTCTATTCAGATAATTATCAAGAGTTCCTCGAATACAAAAACAATTACGAAAGCTACAACAAAGTGAGGGACATACTATGAACGAACATCAACATCAAGTAATACAAGAGAGTTTAAAGAAAGGTGGTTATGTCGCTTCGCAAGATCAGTTAGTTTTTACTAAATATATGTTTAGAAAGATTACATTACAGGAATGTAAACAATCATTCTTTAAAAATAATGATGTCATCTATTATCACCAAGTGCAGATAACTGATGAACTATTTAAGGAATGGCTCAAAAGTATATGATATGTTCAAAGAGGTCGAGATGAACAAGAAGCAGATAGAGTTATTTAAAGAAGAGATGAAATATTATATCTGGCTTAAAGATACAATCAAAAGACTAAAAAATAAAATTGATGATTTGTTCTATGAAATGACAAGAGTTAAAGGAATATCATACGACAAAGAACGAGTGATGCAGAACAGCCAGAAGTTGAACGAACAACAACTCGATATGATTGAAAAGTATAATGACTTGATTATGACTTTAAAAATCTATGAGGACAGATTAAACTTCCTAGATAATGTTTTGAACACTATGAGTTTGTATGATAGGAAGATGTTCCTGTTGAAATATGAAGATGGTCTCACATTCCAGCAGATAGCAAATCAATATTATGTATCTAAAGCTGGATTGTTCTATCGAATGAATAAAGCACTGGAAGGAGTTGAAATATGATAGAAACATTAAAGTATTTGGTAGGTGTGGTATGGCAGAGTGCATTGTTAATAATATGCTTGACTATGCTATTAATTGGAACAATATTTATATCTGCGATCATAAAAGGAATTATTGATGGAGACTTTAATAGATGAGTTTGAAAGATGAAATATATTCTAGAGGCTACACTATTCAGAGCTTCGCCGAAGAATGTGGCATATCAAGATTTACCTTAAACAACATACTAAACAGAAATAATAAAGTTCGAGGAACAACAATCTATTTAATAGCATCAACATTAGATATGTCTTATGAAGAAGTTAAAGAACTTATTGATGAAAGAAAGGAAGAATAATAATGACAAATTTATTCTCTTATGTTCTACCGAAATATAAAATAGATAAGCCAATTAGACTTATAGAACTCTTTGCTGGTGTTGGTAGTCAAGCTATGGCATTAAGAAATCTAGGTGTGGGCTTTGAACATCACTTCGTATGTGAGATAGATAAGTATTGTATCAAAAGCTATAATGCTATCTTTGGAACTAACTTTGAAACAACAGATATAAAAAAAGTTAGTGCTGCCGAACTAAAAATAACAGAGAGAGAGATATTGTTACATTATGACCTATTCCTTTCCATGTCAGGACTTATCATTAGCTGGACTAGGTAAAGGAATGTCAAAAGGTGATAATACTAGGTCAGGACTATTGTGGGAAGTAGAAAGACTACTAGATGAATGTAATGGTAATTTACCACAGATACTACTTATGGAGAATGTGCCACAAGTTATAGGTAAGAAAAATATCAAAGACTTTCAAGAATGGAGAAAGAAGTTGGAACAACTAGGTTACTCTAATTATGTGGAATTATTGAATAGTAAGGACTACAAAATTCCACAAAATAGAAATAGATGTTTCATGGTGAGTATTCTAGGAGATTATTACTATGAATTTCCAAAGAAACAGAAACTAGAATTAAGACTTAAAGATATGCTTGAAACTAATGTAGATGAGAAATATTATCTATCACAGAAAGCAATAGATGGTTTTGTCGCTCATAACATTAAACAAGATGAAAATGGTTGGCATATGAAATTTGAGCCATACGAGAGAGAGAGAGAGAGTAGTAACACCATCTGCTCACGAAACCCAACAGGAGCAACAGATAATTATATCTACGATCCCTAGCTATTATGAAGTAAAAATAGGTCATGGTTGGAACAAAGGCTGGATCAAGAAAAAAGATGTTATAGGCACAATAGATAGTGGTATTGATAAGTGGCATACATTATTAGGAGTTAAGGGGGGGGTTGCTATCAAAAACAATAATTCAAAAGGCTATGCTATGGCAGAGGTTGGTGATGGCATAGATATATCAAGCAGAATGCAACACCATAGAGGAACAGTGCAAAAAGGTATGTCGCAGACACTAGATACGCAATGCAATGTAGGAGTGATAGATGAAAGAGATTAATGTTAAGTTATTGGGTGGTATAGGAGAGATGAAATCTAACAACGGAACACAATACTACCAACAAGATAGAATATACGATAGTGAAGAAATAGCATTATGCCAAAGTGCTAATGAGAGTTTTAACCCTTATTATCAAGTAGAGGAACATAAGAAATTACGAATAAGGAAACTAACACCAAAAGAATGTTGGAGATTAATGAAACTATCAAGAGAAAACGATGAAGATTATGAAAAAGCAAAACAAGTCAATAGTGATAGCCAACTATATAAACAAGCAGGAAATAGTATAGTCGTTAGTGTATTAGAGGCTATATTTAAGGAGATGTTATGAATAACGAATTAAATGATAACTATTACTTTGGTGCATTAAGTGATGATGGCAGTTATACGAGGATAAACAAGATTGCAGACAAAGTTATAATAAGCCATCAGTTTAAGTTACCAAATAAGAAAAATGCAAAAAAGAAATACAGGAAGTTCAATGCTCTTCTGAAACAAAAAGAATTGTATATGAGAAGAATGTTTGTTGCTAAAGTATCATTAGAACTTAAAACAAGATTAGCAAAAGTATTAGAGAACGCAATATTGTATGGAGCAAATAAGGAGGTATTATGAAATCAATATTAGTAATAAAAACACCAAAAAATTGTGATGATTGTCAATTAATGCATTCATATTTTGACAATGGTTATGGTTGGATAAAAGAATGTATTGGTAGTGGAGAAAATGATTGCATTGTTTTCAAGAAAAAGATAGAAGATTATTGTCCTTTAAAGACACCACAAAAATTAGATGCTAATGATTGGCATAGATTGTTTGATGGTGAATACAAGATTAGAGAAGCAAAAGGAGTTGGCTACAACTTCTGTATTGATGAAATACTAGGAGAAGAATGAAAAACAAAGACAAGTATGATTTAACTAAACTAACTATCAAGCCAAAGTATATGGTTACAGGTTGTGGCAAGAGATTAACAAGGAAGTATTGGATTAATATCTACCAAGATAATAAGTTAATTGCTAAAGATGTTGAATGTAAAGAACATACGTTACCAGCTTTAATGAGTTGGTTAGAAGAAGAAAGCCTAGAATAAACATAGGCTTTTCTTTTATATTTTCGAACAAACTGACCGATATATAGTGTTAAAGTATTATTGTAGATAGTTAGGAATACTATCGTCATTAAAAGTTTCTTTCATTAAGTAAAAGGCAATTCACAAGTTGAGTTGCTTTTTATTTTTTTAAAGAAAAAATTATCTCCCCCCATATATGAGGCTTTTAATAGCCTCTAGGAGGAACGAAGATCTGGTCGAACGTTAGCGAGATTTCAATTTGTAAGTGTAGTGATGAAAATGAAAGGAGTAAAAAGTGATGAAAAATTACTTTTCTGTTGAAGAAATTTCTACAGAACTCGGTGTTGCACAAAACACTTTGAGAAAAAGGATTAAAGAATTGGGTTTTGATACTCAAAAATTGGGTATTACAGAACTTTTGGCTTTAAAAGATAGTGTTCAAAACTTGCTAAAGACTAAAAAAGCCAATAAAGACAGTTTAGATGCTGTCAAAAATTTAAAACTCGACAAAAGTGGTCAATTAGATGTAGAAAGTGTATCAAATGTCGAAAAATTACGCATCAAAGCTATCGAAAGATATAACATTCTAGAAGATATCGCAAAAAAGTGCATTTATTTGTTGAATTTAAGCGAGGACAATGTTGACAGCAATCCCAACGGAACAAAAAGCATAAATCCTAATGCCAAGTTATTAAATGATGTCACAAAGCAACAAATTGCACTTGGAAAGGCGATTAAGGACTACGAAGAAGCCTTAAAATTAATAGCAACAACATCAGATAGTAAATCGCCAATCGATGACTAATTATTTTTTAGAATATCATAACGAAGTCAAAAAAAATCCATTGGAGTATTCAACCGAGATCAAACAGCAGATTGAACTCCAAAAGGAAATGTTAAAAAAATATGACTTCATCGAAGAAAAAGGTCGCAAGTGTGTCGAATGGATTGAGAAGTATTGTCACTTAACCGAAGGTGAAACATCAGGAGAAAGAGTTAAATTAACTCTGTGGGAAAAGTGGGTAATCTATTCGATATTTTGTTTTTATGGCTATTTAGATGTTGAGGAATTTGATGAAAACGGAAAGTTCATCGGAATAACGAATAAATATGTTCGTATTGTGAACGATGTTCTAATTATTGTTGCTAGTGGTAATGGCAAGACAAATTTATTAGCGTTTATCATTTTGTATGTGATGTATCACAAGTCTGTTTTGCCATCGCCAAAAATTTATATTGGTAGTAATGCTTATAAACAATCACGTATCTGCTACGATGTCTGCAAAAGGATTATCAAAAAGAATAGTCAACTAGAAGCATATGCAAGTATTAGAGATTATTTAGGTGAAATAGAAATCGAAGAGACTAATGCTAAATTGATTGCTATGTCATCGCAAGGAGACAACTATGAAGGTGTAATACCTGCTCTACTTGTAATCGATGAAATACACGCAATGTCAACTTCTACTTATGCAGATAACTTGAGAAAATCAACAAAGAGAAGTGATAGTTTAATTATAGAAATCACCACAGATGGCACTTGTCGTGGTGGCTATTTAGATCAGCGAAAAGAGTTAGCAAGTAATCTCTTGAGTGGTCGTGCAGAAGAAAAAGATTTTAGAAAGTTCTTTGCGATATATAGGCAAGAGAACGAAGAAGAAGTATTTAATGCTTACGCAAACGGAAATATAGGAATTTTGAGAAAATCAAATCCTAACTTATCTATTTCTGTTTCTGTCGAGATTCTGAAAGCAAAAATTAAAGATATGATGAACGATGACAAGCAGAAAGTAGTCACGCTTACCAAAAACTTTAATATACCTCAAAATCCGATTACATCATTCTTTACTGAACTGGAGTGCAAAGCAAAGCCATTTAATGAAGATATTTTCTATAATGCACCTGTGTTTTTGGGTTTAGATGTGGCTTTCACTCGAAATCCCGATAACGACTTGACAGCTTTAAGAATGATGATGGTAAACCCATTTACCAACGAAGAGTATTCAAAAGATTTTTATTTCATACCGAAATGGTGGGAAAAAGAAACTACTGAAGATGGAAAAATCAAAATTGAAAGATTAGATATGATTGCAGAAAAATCAAAAGTTGATACAAATATTCTTTACAACAAAAAAGAACAAAAATATGGATATCAGCTTTACGCTGATAGAGGTGATGTTGTAATTGTTGATGAACAATTGGTTGAACAACTGGTTGAAGAATTTGGTGAACAAGCAAGAGTTGATACTACAGGTATCACCGAAGATTTCATTCAATATTACATAGCACATCTTGAACGTAAGTATGATTGGATATTATGCAAGTTTGGTTTAGATCCTAACAAAGCAAGTAAGTTGAAAGCCTTTGGCGAAACTAACATCGTTTCAACTGATGGAAAAAATCCAGTGTTGAATTTTAGAATGGAAGATAAAAGGAACTCTAATCCAGTTATCTTGTCGACCAAAGACATTAGAAAACAAGGTAAGGTTTTTAATAACAACAAACTTACTGAATTACATTTCGCTTGTGTTCAAGCAAAAGAAGATAGTAATGGCAACATTACTTTCACTAATCCACACCTATCAAGAAAAGATGGTGTTATTGCTGAATTATCAGCTAGGAGTGCTTATCTAGTTTATACAACTAATAAGGACACTGGCTCTGATAACCTAGATAGATTAAAAGCTTGGTGGAAGTCAAACGAGGAACGTTTAAATGAAATACTATCAAGAGAAAGTATACAAAAATCCTAGATGGAAATACGTTCGGAAGGCAGTGATTGAAAGAGACAGAGATATATGTTATTTCTGTGGAAAGTTAATCCTAAAAAAGCGAACAATCCACCACTTGCAAGAAATTGATGAAAACAACTACAGCGATGAAAACATCGCTTTTAATTTGGAAAATTTAGTCGAAGTTCACGATGAATGTCATTGTCTGCATCATCAAATGTTCGGCTACAAACAATCGATAGTTGATGATGATTTAAACATCGACTATTCGAAGAGAAAGGAGTTGTAATGAGGTTTAAATTACCTTTTACAAAGTATGAAGTGAGCCTATCTAAAAGAGGAATTACATACTTAAATCCAGAATGTAATCCAGTAGGCTTTACAGAATGGGTTGGCGATGCAGTCTTTACCCCAACAACGCCAATTATGGAAGAAGTATATTCAACGATAGCAAACGAATTTGCGAAGATAGACTTGCTTCATACTATTGATAAAAATGGCGAGTATAAAAGAGTTGATGATAATCTTTCTTATCTATTAGCAGAAAGACCTAATAGATATCAAAGTGCTTTTGATTTCAAATTCACTATGATGTATCAACTTCTTAAATATGGCAATGCTCTTGCATTTATTCACCGAGACGAAAACGGAAGGGTAACAGCCTACGAGCCGATTAATGCGTTAGATTATGAGTTCGGTGGTGGTTTCCAGATTGAAGAAGATTTAGTCCTCTTTAAGGTTAAAAATTTAAGAACAAAAGATTTAGAACTAATCGATTACAGGAACTTGCTTCATTTAAGGCTTAATCCTAACAATATCTTCTATGGTGATATTTTTGGTGGAATTAGTTTTACAAAAGTCATCACAGATATCATTGATGCTGGCTTAGGAAGTGCTATCAGAGAACTGCAAGACAATGGCACAGTTCGAGGCATCATCACAATCGGCAAATCTCAAGCTGGATTTGCTAATGCAACGATGCAAAACGATGAAAGCAAAAAGAACAAGCAATTAGAGATCATCAACCGAATTAAATCTACCAAAGGTGGAATATTAGTTCTCGATGCTGGCGAGGAATGGCAATCATTATCTAGACCATTTGAAACAACATCAAGCGAGGACATCGACAGATATATATCAATGCTTCTTCAATTTAATGGCATTAATAAAAAGGTTGTAGATGGAACAGCCACAGAAGAAGAAATGGAAGTGTTCTATTCGAAAACTATAATGCCTAGAGTTGAGCAATTCATTGATGAGATAAACTACAAAACATTTACTAAAACATCGATTTCACAAGGGCATAAAATTGAGTTCTTTAGAAATCCTTTTGAGTATGTATCTATATCAAAGGCTGTAGATATTGCTTATAAAGCATCTATGGATACCACAACAAACGAAAGAAGAAAGATGATATATAAATTGCCTCCTGTTGAAAATGGTGACGTTTTAATGGTCAACAGGAACTTTGAGCCATTGAGTATGGCATTACAGAAGGGTGAATTGATAACAATCAACAAAACAGAGGAGATTGATAATGAACAAAATAACTAGAGTTTATGATGTTGAACTTCGTTCAAAAAACGAAGATAGCAGAGAAGTTGAAGGCTATGCAGTTGTATTTAATGCTTCAACAGATTTAGGTTGGTTTTCTGAAGAGATTGATAGCAAAGCGTTTGACAATACCGATATGTCAAATGTTTATTTACTTTTTAATCACGATGAAAACAATGTGTTAGCAGGAACTTCAAACAATAGTTTGAAGATGAATATTAATGAAACAGGTTTATTTCAAACCTCACAGATCATTGACACAAGTGTTGGTGAAGATGTTTTGAAATTGGTCAAAAATGGCTTAATTAACAAAATGTCATTTGCTTTCACTATTCGTGAAGGTGGTGAAGAGTGGTTTGAAATAGATGGTAAAGAACATCGTGTCATTCGTGATATCGATAAACTTTATGATGTTTCTTTGGTTACTTACCCTGCATATGACCAAACAAGTGCGTATGCTCGTTCTAATCAAGTTGACGAACTTGCTAAAGAACACAAACGCAGAAAAGAACAAGATGAAAAATTAGAAAGGATTTTATCAAATGGAAAAAGCAATGAATAGTGCAATGATTGAACAACGTATGAGTGAAATCGTTGACAAGAAAAATGAAATCGTTGATGAAGTTGATGCTAAAAAAGAAGAATTTGAAAATGCTGATACTGATAAGAGAGATGAAATCTTAGAAGAAGTTGAGGCTCTAACTGAAGAAGCAAACAAAATCGATGAAGAAGTAAAAGAATTAGAAGAACAAAGAACAAAAATGAAAGCACAAGAAGAAAGAATGAGCATGGCTCAAACTCTTTCAAAAACTGCTATCGAAGAGAGAAAGGATCAAATTGAAAATATGGAAAATGTAAATGTTTTAAAAACAAAAGAATACGAACAACTATATGCTGATTTTATCAGAGGCAAAGTTGACAAAAAAGAAGTGCGTTCATATTGTGAAGCAAGAGCATTAACTACTGCTACAGAATATGTTCCAATTCCTGAAATTATGCAAGGTTTCGTTGAAACAGCTTGGTATGAATATGGCAAGTTCTCGCGTTTAGTAAGTGAAACATTCGAACCTGCAATCTTAAAAATACCTGTAGAAGTTTCTGCAGATCCTGCAAACTGGCACGATGAAAATTCTGGACCAGTTGAAGAAGAAAATATCACTTTAGGTCAAATCATTTTACAACCTAAGATGATTAAGAAATGGATTAGTTTAACTGATGAATTAATGGCAATGTCAGCTCAAGACTTCTTAAGATACATTGCTGATGAATTAGTATATCGAGTTGTATTAGCATTAGATGAAGCAATCATCAATAGAAAAGACGCAAATGGTTTAGGTGTAATCGGAATTGTTGATAACCCTTATACTGAAGTAGTAAATGCTAAATTAAACTTCAATGCTATCAATACTGCATTAGCAAATTTAGTAACATTTGAAGATTTAACAATCGCTATGAACCCTGCAACATTCTTTAACACATTTATGGGAATGACTGATGAAGTTGGTAGACCAATATTCAATGTTGTTGCCGACAATAATGCAAGACCTCAATATTATATAAGTGGTCATAGAGTTGAATTTACTCAAGCATTAAAATCTGATGCAGAAGCAAGTTCTGGTGACCCATTATTCATCATTGGCAACTTCCGTAGAGGTTACAGATTAAACTACCCACAAGGCAGAAACGTTATCACTTTAATTGACCCATACACATTAGCTACTGAAGATTTAGTAAGAATGATTGGTAGATTATACGTTGCTGGTAACGTTGTTAAACCTAAACATTTCGCTCAAGTTAACAAAGGTGAATAATTTATGAAAAAATGCGAAGTATTACAAGACACAGTAATTAGTGTTTTAAAAGGCTCTATCGTAATGGTGAGCGATAAACAATACGAGCTTAAAAGACATAAATTAAAACCTGTTGAGGAAGTTAAGAAAGTTGAAAAGCCAGTAGTCAAAGAAATTGAGACTAGAGAAGAAAAGGCAATTGAAACTCCTGAACTTCCAAAAGAGAAAAAATCAAAGAAAAAATAAAAAGGAGGTCTTATGGCATACGCTAACATAGACCAAATTATTGCAGATGTAAAAAGTGTTCTTCCAATCTATGATACCGATTTATATGACAGACAACTTGAAATTCTAGTTCAAGGTGCGATGAATAAATTAAAAAGCGAAGGTGTTGAAAACTTTTTTGAATATAATACCTTTAGATATTTCGATTACATTACTTGTATTAGATACCAAGTTGCACTCGATATGGATTTAGACATAGATATGGAACGATTAAAAGAGCAGTATATTACAAGGGTTAATACTTTAAGATGTTCATTAAATCTGAAGTAACATTAATCTATGAAGGGCAAGGAGTAGCCGAAGATGGCTCTCCTGTCCTTTTAAGTATTGAGAAACCTAGAGTTCGTTGTGATGAAATGGAAACCTTTTCTAATAGATATTACAACGAGCAAGAGAGAAATATGCGAATGTCTCGTAATTTGGTCATTCCAACTTATCTAACACACGACATTTATGAAGAAGGTGTTAGATATGAACTCTTATATTGCATTTATGATGATCTAAAATACAAAGTTAAGAACATCTTGAAATATCGAACAAATAAGTTCGATAAAGGCTATACAAGAAACAAAATGGTTTTAGATATTCAAGAGTTGCGATGAAAAGAGTATTTACACAGAAAGAGATATATGACTTTCTAAAAGCAAATCCTTTAAATGTTGATGTTCACATCGGCGATTTGGAAGATATGCAAGGAAAGGATTATATCTTTTTAGATTATAAAAATGATGTTCCAACTTTAAGAGACAATGATGCTTATTATCAATCAATACTACAAATATCTGTTCTTACTCGTGACTTTAGAGACAGAAGAACACTTTGCAATTACATCAAATCAAAATTTTTATCTGCACCAACATATTCAAAAAGCGTAGAGTTTGAATACTACCAAGCACAATTTGATATAGGAGTTTTTATTTATGGCTAACATTAGGCTAGAGAATTTTACTGGTTTAAGTGCTGACATAGATTATCAGTCTATCATCGATAAGTTTGGAAATGATACAGCAAGTTATCTTGTTAGGTCATCTCCAAGAGGCAGAAGAAGAAACAAAACCTATGCACAGGGTTGGGAATTTAAAGTAGATAAAAAAAATAAAGACAACTATGGTGGTAAAGTGTGGAATGCTACTAATTACCAATTAACACATCTATTAGAAAATGGGCACTTGATTGTCAATAAGATAGGTGGCGTTGGTTGGGCATCACCACAACCACACATAGATGAAGCATATCAAAGAATTAAAAATCCATTTTTGAAAGCGATGGAACAAGTCGAAATTAAAGTCGACATAAAATAGAAAGGAAAATCTTATGGGAAGAATTATTCACGGTAATAAGAACTTTGGCTATGCACCAATCATAAACAACGATGGCGAATTATCATTCGGCACTCCTGTTATGTTGGAAGGTATGGTTAATTCAACAATAGAAGTTGAACAAGCTGATACTAACGTTTATGCTGATGACCACACATATTGTGTTGGTAAAGGTGCTAAAGTTAGAACAGCTGAAGTTGGATTAAGATATATCGATAAAGCATATGCTCAATATTTAGGTTATTACTTAAACGAAAATGGAATGTTAACTGATACAGGCTATTTCCCTAACCACTGCTTCTTTTTTGAAGAAGAAGAAGAGGATTGTGAAAGTGGTCTATCAACTACAACATTACATTACTTATACAATGTTAAGGCTTCAACTCCATCAAAAGAAACAAACACTGATGAAGAAGAAGTTGAGCCAGTTACACTAACAATCAACTATTCATCAAACGATAGTTCGTTCGTTATTGATGATAAAGGTGATTACGTTCAATATGGTTACATTACAAGAACTGAAGAAAATGCTAGTGTATATGACACTTTCAAAGAAGTGGTATTACTACCAACTACAGAAATGAGTGGTGGCGATGAGCCAGTTCCACCAACTCCAACTCCAACTTATAAATACGTTGAAGTAACTCCAGTTGGCACAGAAAACCCAAGTGAAGAGGGTTGGTATGAATTAGTTGAAGGCGAATATGTTCCTTCAGAAGATACAGAAGTTGATTCTGAAAAAACATATTACAAAAGAGTAGAACAATAAATTTAAAGAAAGGAATAGGGAGGTGTAAAGCCTCCCTTATTTGTCGAAATGAAAATATTAAAACATACTTTTAGAATTCCAGAATTAGAAATCGTGAATGGCGATTTAGTTGAAAACGGATTTAAAGAAGAAACATACACATTTACTTTATTACATAAAGGTGTAGGTATATTTGAAGAATTAACATCATCACCTTTAATGGCTTATATGGTTGATATAGATGTCAATAATATGAAAGATAGCATTGCGAAGTTGATGTCAAAAGATTTTATTCCTAATCTTGCTTGTGCAAGTTATGTCAAAATTGAAGATAATAAATTCCATAATAACAGGGCGACTGCTGAAGATTTCAAAAAGTTACCTGTGTTCAATCGTATCAATGATGACCTTGATTTTGCTATGGAATTACTTCAAATGGCGATGGATTGTATGATAGACATCAAAAAAGCAGAAGATAAAACTAAAGAAAAGGTAAACTCAAAAAAAGTATAGTCTCTTATGCGAAAATGGTCTCTAGTTTGGTTGTTGCTAGGATTGATTTAAATTGGGCAGATGAACAATATTGGGTTACTCTGACAAACGTTATAAGAGATATGAATAAAAGTATGCAACCAAAAGAAAAAAGAAAATTGAAAGTAAGTGAAGCACAAAAATTCATTAAATAAAAAAGGAGGCTTTTAAATGGCTGAAACAAAAGGTATAACTATATCGTTTTATGGCGACACAGTCGATTTTGATAAATCCGTTGATGGCATTAATAAAGCCTTAAAAAGCACACAAAACGAATTAAGAGAGGTTAATAAGTCATTGAAGTTTGATAGTAGTAATGCTCAAAAACTTCAAAGGCAATTCGAATTATTAACTCAAAAACAATTATTGTTAAAAAACTCGGTTGAAATATACCGAGAAGAGTTAGCTAAATTAGGCAACTATAATAACTTAACCGATGCTCAAAAAAAGCAATGGGAAAGTTTAAACAAAGCATTGATACAGGCAGAAAATGACCTAGCATCAGTGAACAAACAATTAGACAATTTAAAAGCCAAAGATTTAACAAATCTTGGTAATCAGATGAAAGAAATCGGCGAAAGCCTAAACAATATTGGCGATAAAATCGAAAATGTTGGTAAAAAGTTTATGGTGCTAACTGGTGCTATTACTGGTTTAGCGACTGCTGGAATAGCTTACAATGCAGAACTAGAAAAGCAAACAGCTCTATTTACTACTTTGACAGGATCTGCTGAAAAAGCCAAAGAAGTTTTAAAAGGAATTAAAGACGATGCTCTAGGAAGTCCTTTTGATACTCAAAGCCTTATTACAGCAAATCAATATTTAATCGCAACAGGAATGGAAGCAGATGAAAGTCGTGCTTCTATTAAGGCTTTAGGTGACGCTATTTCTGCCACTGGTGGAGGCAATTCCGAACTTCAAAGAATGGCTCAAAACCTCCAACAAGTAAAAAACGTTGGCAAGGCTTCTTCAATGGATATGAAGCAATTTGCTATGGCTGGTATCGACATATGGGGTATCTTGGCTGATAGCACTGGCAAGACCGTAGAGCAACTTCAAGAGATGGATATCTCCTTTGATATGATTAACGATGCTTTGATTAAAGCATCAAGCGAAGGTGGTAAATATTATGGTGCTATGTCAGCACAAGCCGAAACATTGAACGGAAAGATATCAATGTTAAAATCAACGTTCCAAGAATTGTTAGGATCGTTGACCGAAAGCCTAGTTCCAATCATCAAACAAGTATTAGATTATTTACAGCAACTTATAAATAAATTCCAAAAATTAAACGATACACAAAAAGAAACTATTGTTAAAATCGCTGGAATAGCAGCTGCTATCGGTCCACTGCTAACGATCGTTGGAAAGTTGATTGGTAAAAAAGGTTTAGGTGGTTTAATTACCACATTTGGCAATTTATTAACAAACGATAAAGTAGTATATTTGTTTACGCGAATTCAAAGTGCTGGTGGTGGTTTAACTGGTGTTTTATCTGTTTTAAAAAAGGCTGTTGAAGGTTTAATTAATCCGTGGACTATCATTATCAGTTTATTAATATTGCTATATGCAAGAAGTGAAGAGTTCAGAACAGCAGTTAATAGATTAGTTACTGCTTTAACAAATGCTTTAAAACCAGCAATAGATTTGGTTAAGGGTGTAATTGATACTTTGATTAAAACGTTTGGATCAATCGCTTCAACTATCATTAGTGTAGTTCTAAAAGCCTTTGAAGGACTAGGAAATTATTTAGCAACATTTGTTAACATCATTGCTGATGTAGTTACTTGGATTGGTGATAAATTAAAGCCAGTATTTGATGCTTTAAAAGAAATATTAACATTTGTTAAAAACAACTTTATTTTATTAGCGAATGCAATCAAAGACGATTTAACACCAAGACTAAAAACTTTAAAAGACGATATTAATAGTCTTAAAACATTCATCAGCAACTTAATAGACAAAGTAAAGGAATTATTTAACAAATTCGCTGATACAACATTCGGCAATGGTTTTATCTCTGTATTAGGAAATATTACTGACGCTGTCAAAGGTGTCGGCACTTGGATTGGTGGTCTAGTTGATAAACTTACAGAAGCGAACAATAAGACATCAACATTGATTTCACAACAAGACAATGCAAGTCGCTATGCAAGGTCACAAGCTAGAGGTGCTGTCTTTGATGATAATCTTATGAGAAGTGGTGGATTAGGTGTTAATAGTGGTGGTATTGGTATCACTGCAAATATTAACGTCACTAATAACGGAACTCCTATTGATACCATCGAAATACAGAGATGGGTTAATCAAATCGCAACAGAAGTTGACAAAGAATTAGGCAGGTGGCTGTAATGAATAGATATAGAAAGTTTAGATTGTTAAATTCAAAAGGAACTTATTTTGAATTAACCGAAAAGAATTTCAAAGTATTTGCAAATAATCCTAGAGGATTAGGTTTTTCAAAAACAGCCTCTGTGTTGCGTTTAGGCGATGAAAACTTCTTGACCTATATTATGTATAATCTGGATACAATCGAAACAGAAATCCTATTCTATGACGATAATATCGCAGATAAATATCAAAAGTATGTAGACTTCATTCACTTCTTATCGTTCAAGCCTATTTATCTTTTATATCAAAGACCTAATTCGTTTGATTGGTATCGAAGAAGAATTGAAGCAATGTCATTATCTAAATCAGAAGTCAGCTTTGATGATAGTATGTTGCATTGTCCTTTGGTTATGCAACCTTTAACGTTCTGGGAGGATAATGAGGTCAATGTAATTGAAACTAATAACACTGATGTTGATGGTGGAAAGATTTATCCTATTACTTATCCTTTTACATATGGCAAGAATTCATTAACAAATATTCATTTGTATTCGAACGGATTAATTGATACACCTTTAAAGTTAACAATTAATGGTAGGGTTACTGATCCTCAATATATCATTTACAACGAGCAAAACGAAATATATGGTCGAGGTAAATTTAACGGAACATTTGATAATGTATTTGTTAACTCAAACGAAAGTGAAGAAGAAATACAATTGATGTATAATTCTTTGATTTTAGATAATCCTCTTGGCTACCAAGATTTAACAATCGGAAGTCCAGATGAAATATACGTGACATTCCTAAAAGCAAAGGCTGGTCTAAATAAAATATCGTTTATCGTAGACGTAGGCTTTGAGGGAAGTGTTCGTATTGAATGGAGAAACAGATATGTTACTATCTAACACAGGTTACCGATTATTTTTTAAGAAACTAACTAATCTTGGTGGCAGAGCAATAGGAACAAGCCAATTAAGAACAAGAGCATTCACTCTTAATCGTGACTTGTTAAAAAAGACTTCATCAACATTTCAAGTGTTAGATATTCCTAGTGCTATCGAAAATGGCGACATCGTTGGTTTATATGATAGTTTTGGAACAATCATCTTTACAGGTGTCATAACTTACATTGATGATAATTCAATTCAAGCCAATCAAATTGTAGACATTTTTGAAGATAGTTGGCTTTGGAATAATCCAAAATTAACAACACTTGAAGCTACTTTACAAAGGATTATTCAAAATGACTTTCAAAATAATCCTGATGTATTGATGTCAAATATCTTTAGTGCTTTTAATCTTCAAACAATTTCAAGCACTAGGCAAAAATTTCAAACACAAGAAAATAGATATGTAACTGATTTTTCTACATATCTATATGATGTTTATGAAAAGTATTCTATTCAATTATTATTTGATATTCCTTTTGAAATGGAAAGACCAACAATACGAATAGGAATACCGACATATCCAACAATTACTATTAGCGATAACACATCGGTGTTTAGAAACTTCAAAATAACTACTAATATATTTGAAACAAATAAATTAATTGTCTATTCAGAAGAAACAGGACAATATCGTGAAACTTGGTATGCTACAACAAATGGCATAACAAATGATCCTGCTTCTTTAAACAGATTACAAAAGATTAATACTAACATCGTATTCTCTGATGATGATATCAATATCTTAAAGGCTTCAAGTTTAAGGAACGATATCTATAATCATGAAATTGTTTGTGATATGATCTACAACAATAAACTATTGCCAATAGAACAATTAAAGTTAGGTCAACAAGTAGAACTTTACTACAAAGGGAAACATTACAGAACAATCTTAACTGGTTACACAATGAAGTGCGATGAGAAATCGAATGTTGATATTATCACATTGAAATTTGGATTGGTTAGAACTTCACTAACAGGAAAGTTATTTAAGAGGTTAGTCTAATGGAAGTTAAAGGAATAACAATTCATAACACAGGAAATGATAAATCAGCAAAAGAGATATATGACAATCTATTTGCTATCAAAAAACAAAATTTATGTCATTACTTGATTGATGAAAAAGAGATATTGCAAACACTAGATGAAAGCCTTGAAGCAAGTCATACAGGAAAAGGTTATGACTTTGGAAATCGCTTCACAATAGCTATTGAAATATGTCGTTCACAATCAGAAGAAGATTTATATTTAAAAGCCGAAAAAAAGGCTGTTAAGTTTATTAAAAAGTTGATGAAAAAATATAATCTAACAAAAGATGATTTATATTTTCACAACGATTTTGATATTTATTCAACTTGTCCTCACAGAACATTGAGGATATACAAAAGCAAGGAGGAATTTATAAATGCCTATTTCATTTAAAGTCGATAACGTTGAAATTTCTGCATTACGAGACAGAGTAATGTTTAATTCGTTCGCTGGAAATAAATCATATGTTGTCAAAGGCTTCGGTCAAGAATTAAACGTTACCAGTTCATCAACATCGTTTTCTGTAACACTAGGCACTGGCGAGGCTGTCATTTGTGGTGGCTCGATGTTGGTCGAAGGTGAAACACCAAGCCTTACATTACCAGCGAATTCAAGTGGTTATCTTGTAATCAGAGTTGACTTATCGCAAACTGGTGACAATATATGCCAATTTAAAAATGTAAATGCACTAGTTCAGGGCGATATCAATAATGGAACAGATTTGATCTACGACCTACCATTGTATCAATACAAAACAAATTCAGAAGGTGTTCAGACATTAACTGATAAAAGAAATCGTATTAGCACAAGCAACGATGGATATATGAAAATGGTTACTAGCCCTGTAAATAATAACATTTTAGTCAGCGATGCTAATGGTCAAGCAAAAATATCTAACAAGAAACTAACTGATATATATTCTGCTGGAAGCAACGTCACTATTTCAAACAACAAAATTAATGCACAAGTATTAAACGCATTTAATCTTCAAACATTGCCTAGTAATGATTTGAATGATGTTAAAACACCAGCATATTACAACGTTACATCAGGAACATTAAATGCTCCTAAATCAAATAACGGAACTTTATTTGTTGAAAGACTAAACAACAATTACGTTAAACAAATATTTAATTTATATTTTGCTGATGGTAAAGGTGCACAATATATTAGATATTTTAGAGAGGGAACTTGGTCTGCTTGGACGATTATTACAGAAAACAAAGTTTCTGTTTTAAGCAATACAAGACTAGATACCATCTTAACAACAGGAATGTATTATGTCACTGGTGGAACGACAGCAAGGAACTTTCCAAGTGGAGTTACAGAGGGGTGGTTAGTAGTATTTAATAGCAATCCTAACAATGATACAAATGCTAATGTTAAACAAATACTATACAGATATGATGGTAGTTACCAAGATCCAATAAACAGGTCAGACGAATATAATTCGCAAGTTTATGTTAGGTCAATCACAAAAGGCTCGTCATATTATGGCTTATGGCAGTTGTTAAGTAATAAATATAATGCTCTTAATAAATTGGTTAAAGATTTAGGCTCTGACTATGTAATGACAGATGGCGATTTTTCAGAGAATTTCCCAACAGGATTCTGGAAGATTAATTCTCTAAAAAGCACAGGGAAAAATGCTCCTGATAGAAATGTAGGCGATTTTTATTTATTCAAGACATATAACGGAAAACAACAATACGCAACATTTTTTCTAACATCACCTAGATTAGATGGAACATTCTACACAGGACGCTTCTGGGACGGAGCTTTTGATGGTTGGAAAGCACATACACCAGCATCATATGATAGCACAACAGAAACAGCTGTCGATGGTGGTAGTATTAAATTCTATAAATCAAGAAATGTAGTTCAAGTTAGTTTTGATAACGTTAAAGTAAATGCAAGTTCAACAAGTGTTTTAGCAAGTATTCCACCTTTGTTTAGACCAAAAAATACTTCTAAATTTTCTTCAGAGGGAAGAGTGTTAACATTCAAGTCAAGTGGTGGAATAACTATCACTTCAAAAACGTCAGCACAAACATTGAACGATACTTTTGTATATATAATTGAGGAGCAACAAAATGAAACATTTATCTAATAAAGTTTACGATTGGGCAAAGGTAATAGGTCAAATCTTATTACCTGCAATATTGACTTTTGTATCTAACGTTTATGAAGCATTAAACGTTAATGCAGAAACATTTATTAAAATATTTAGTGCATTTATCGTTTTATATAACGTATTCATCGTTGCTTGGAATAAAGTCTATCACGATGAACAAAGCGAAGATGAAGAAGGTAAAGGTTAATGTTTCTAACAAGACTTTCTAAAAGTGGAATAGATACATCGAAATATTATCAAACAAAAAAATTTAATAAGGCACTTGGCACAATTAATGATATGCCAAATTGTGTTTGCTATGATGTTTGTCGAACTTATGAAATATGTCAAGTAGACGAGCCATTTATTATGTTTAAAAACAGAAGTGCTGGAGGTTATCCTGATGCAGATTTCTGGTATCGAGACACCATACTTCCAAAAGGCAAGGATTTAAAAGAAGGAAGTATTGCTTGTTTCGATAATCACGTTGCGATCATTGAAAAAGTAAACGAAGATGGCACTTGTCTTATTACTGATAGCAGATTTGACACCAATAAATCTTTAAGAAATGAAAGGTATTGGCGAAAGGTTGATAATGTTAGATTGGTGGTAGGAAATAAACCTAATCTAAATGGTGTAGGAGTATTTCAAGGGTGCATCTATTTACCATTTAAAGATATTAGAGTTAAAAGAGACTTAACAAAGGAACAAATAGAAATATTAGATACCGATGTTAATGTCAGAACATCACCTAATGGTGATTTAGTAATTAAAGGTTGTTATGCACCAATAGGAATATACAATGTAAAGTCATCGAAAGTAGTCGATGATTTTTTATGGTTTGAAATTGACAAAGGCTACTGGGTGAGAACTGGCGAATGGTTAAGGTATTACCCAATAGATAACGAATTAGAAAAATTAAAAAAAGAAAATGATTTATTGAAGAAAAAGTTGAAAGAAATTAATAAACTTTCGGAGGTGTAGAAATATGAACGATACATTGATAATAGCAATATTATCATCATCTTTTGTCACAACGCTTTTAAACTTTGTTTTAAATCGAATTGACAAAAAGAGCAACATCAATAAGGCTTTGATGTGTTTGCTTGGCTACGAGCTTAAAAATGAGTGTCACAGGCTAATAAAACAAAAACATATTGAACTTGATGATTTAGAACAATTGCAACAATTAAACAATATTTATCATCAAATGGGTGGCAATGGATACATCAAAGCATTAATGAGTAAAGTCGAACATTTAGAAATTCATCACGGAGGTTAGACTATGAGGCAATATACTACACCATCTTTAAAAATTACATTAAAGCATAAAGATGGAACTCTTGCAACTGATATCGTATTTGATTACTTGATATTTTCTGTTAGAAATAAGTGTTACAAAATTGATAAGCAAGTCTTATATGAAGATGTCGTTGAAGCACAATTTAACGTTTCTTTCACACAAGAAGAAACAGCAAAATTTAGGCTTGATGACCAAATCGAAATGGAAGTAAATTTCTTCTTAAACAAAAAAAGATTTGCTACCGACATCAAGGGAATGATGGTTGATAGAAACTTGCTAATGGAGGTCATTAGCGATGAATGACATAGTTGATATCAGAGATATCGATTTTGTTGTTGAAAGCGATGATACAGATATTGATTTTGTTGTTGAAAGCGATGATATAGATATTGATTTTGAAGTCGATGACGTAATCACTATTGGAGGTTGTTGTGATTACAATGAACTCACTAACAAACCTAAAATCAATCACAAAACAATTGAAGCTGGAAACAACACTTATGACTATTTAGGAATACAAGAAAAAATAAACAATATCACAGAGCAAGATATAGATAACATAATTTACGGAGGCTAAAAATGGCAGATAAATATTTAAATTATACAGGATTACAATATTACCACAATCGAATTAAAAATGAATTTGCAGACGTTGATGACATACCAACAAAGTTGAGCGAATTAACAAACGATGGTGATGGAACAACTGGAAGCAAATACGCAACAGAAACATATGTCGATGCAAATGGTGGTAAAATCGATAAGATAAAAGTAAACAATGTTGAACAAACTATCACCGATAAGACAGTTAATATTTCAGTTCCAGAAGATATTAGTGACTTGAATGATGATGTAGGTATTCAGACAGCTAATGATGTGGCAAGTGCTATATCAACTGCTTTGGCGAATGGAAATGATCCTTACCAAACCGAAAGCGATGTAGATGACAAAATATCTACTGCTATAAGTTCTGTATATAGATATAAAGGCTCGGTTGCGACTTACAACGATTTACCAGCAAGTGGTAATACAACAGGAGATGTGTGGGACGTTCAAGATACTGGTATGAACTATGCTTGGAATGGAACTGGTTGGGATCCGTTAGGAGCATCGGTAGATACATCAACATTATGGTCATCAGTAAGTGGGCAAGCTAATTCTTTGATTGCTATCACAACAGCAGAAATCGACACAATCGTAGGAGCATAAATATGGCAGACAAGTTTTTAAATCTAACAGGCTTGTCTTATTTTTGGTCAAAGATTACTGGTGCTTTAAATCTTAAAGCTGATAAAACAGAATTACCATCAGAAGCGACTGATAATGAGTTGGGTTTGGTTAAAACTAACGCAAGTAAAAGTATTTCGCTAAATGCTGATGGGCAACTTGAAGTAGGTGGTAGAATTGGGCAATTTCCTAACACTACAGGACTATTCGCACCAGATGATAGAGAGCCTCGAATGGTCGGCAACTATGACCTACTCATAACGGACGTAAAGGGTGCACAGATGACAAACAGCCGAGCCTTTGCTCTTGTCAGCGGTGCTAACATAAGTCTGAAAACGGCGGCTGCAGGGACTACTGAGTATCACGTTTCCAACACATATGTCAACAGAATTAGATGTAAAGTCCTCGAGGGTGGCTTCGCAGCAAAAGATGAAGCAACATCCAGTGCTGAACAAGTCATTCCTGTTGTCAGCGTGACAATCGGAGGTGAGCCATATACAGTGAGCAGTGCACCAGATGACTCTACACAAGACATCATCATCACGACTGAAAGCACATTAAACCCTGATAGCGAAATCACAAGTATTCGTGCAGTCGGCACAATGGGAAGTTATTCCACAGCACACGTTGGAAATGGTATCGCATCATTAGGTGGTGGTCGTTGTCTACTTCTAGGTAGCACCATCACGAAGGATGGAGCAGGAAATGAATGTGGCGTTGTTGCATCGGATACCTATGTGTACGGCAACGGAAGTGCTGTGTTCGGACGATACCATATTCTTAACAAAAATCGTGCCTTCCTCGCAGGAGTTGGACATGACACGACGAACGGACGAGGAGAAGGTTTAGCAGCTGTCGGTTCTTATTCTTTTTTGGATGACAAGATACTCTTTGCGGTAGGTAACGGAACGAGTGCAACAAATAGATTAAATGCTTTTGAAATCACTATTGAAAATGGTGGAACGGCAAAAGCCAATTTTATTGAAGCAGATAATGGCAAACTTGAATTTTCAGACACACAAGATATTGCTCCTAGTGTTTCAACAGCCAACTGGGGTTTGGGTACTGGTGGCTCAATTGAAGATTTTGATGGCACATTAGGATTTGCCACTACTGATGTAAGAGGCAAGGCAGTAAATATCACAGCAGCAACAAGTGTTGTTAAACCAGTAACAGCAGGAGAAACATTGACTTGGAGTTTTAAGGCAAGAAAAAAGACAGGTAGTGAAACAGGAAAATTGCAATTAAACTTATTAAAGTGTAATGCAACAGGTGGTTCTACTTCTAATAATGTAGTTCACGATGGAACAGCTGCATCATACACAACAGAGTGGACTACTTATACTGGTACATTTACTATTCCTAGTGGTATGGAATATGTACGTCCACGATTTACAAGGACAAATACTGGTGCTGGTTCTACAGGTGGTTATGAAATAAAAGACTTCACTCTTATCCAACAAGTGGATAGTGGAATTATTTTAAAATCACCAAACGGAACTAAATATAAAATACAAGTTGATAATAGTGGTAATTTAACAACAACAGCAATCTAATTCTATTCCTCCTATATAAAACGGACAGCACATTTAAGTGCTGTCTTTTTTTTATGATTAAATTTGAAACAGATTACTTATATTATAACATAAGAAAATTATTTAAATATGCTTTTAGCACTTCTTGTTGTCTTTCTGTAAACTTTATTTTTTATTGCTCTTTTAGGATTCTTTATCATTCCCATACCTTTAACATTATAAGTGGGATCAATTGCACTTTTAACATTTCTTTTCATTTTGCCTGTTGTTCTGGCAGATATGGATTTGCTTATACTAACATCTCTAATTCCAACTTTCATAGTTTTATTTAAATTAGAAGAATTATTATCTGAAGAGTTTGAATATAAATCATAATTTATTTGTTCACGTTGCAATTTTCTTTCTAGTTTTTTTGCTCTTCGTTCATCTTTTGTTTTATATAAATATAATCCTAAAAATATAAAGAACAGCCACATAAATATTTCGCTAATCGTAGTCAAAAAGAAAGATACAATAGTTAATATTAATAATATTTTATTATTCATCACATACCTCCAACATATTTAAATTATATTATAGTTCATAGAAAGTTCATATAAAGTTAACAAATAATTAACAAAATAATTAAATTTTTTCAAAAAACTATTGACATTATATATTATATAGTATACTATATATATGTAAGGTAATTACAGGAGAAAAGAAAAATGTTTAAAATCAAAGAAAACGCATTAAAAGAATTAGAACAAAAATTCATAAATAGTGATGTTGAACACTGGCGTGATGGAAATACTTATACTTTGTATAATTGGTATCTTGGAAACGAATTAGATACCAATATAAGTAAATATGCAAGATTAATTACTTATAAAGAATTTAAATATCAAGTAGACCAAATCATTAACGAAATTAAAGAAAATATAATTAATGATATGATAGATGAAATTCAAAAAGAGATGGAGGAAATAACAAGAGTATGACAGAAGCACAAAAAAGAGCAACAGAAAAATACTTTAAAAAGAATATAAGGCAAGTAGTCATCAAATTGAACAAGACAACAGATCAAGATATAATTCAATGGATTGATACGTTAGAAAACATACAAGGTGAAATAAAAAAAATTATAAGAGAAAAAATAAAAGGGTAAGTTCAAATTCTTACCCAGTATAAATGCTACCCACATTTATACTCTTATTATAACAAATTAATAGGAGGAAGATATGAGACAATTCATAGGAAATCCAATTATAAAAGAAGAATTGGAAGCATTCGAGAAAATTAAGGAATATTCAATAGCGTTCTGTCAGTATATTAATTCTGGTGGTAATACTTGCGATTTCACTGACAAAATGATTAACGAAGTAATAGATTGTGCTATGAAGCTAAAAGCAAATCGAGATTATCTTTATAAATATTGTGGGTATGAAATTCCAAAATATGACAGTAACGGAACTAGAATAAATACGATATTTAATTAAAAAGCAACGAAAATTGTTGCTTTTTGTTTAAGAATGTGTATAATAAGAATTAGATATGGTGATTTCGCATAATGTATGATTATGAAGCCATATCTGCAAAAGGTATGGCTTTTTAGTTTAATTGAGGTAACTACACATAATAAAAATTTCCCTTACAAATAAAAATATATTACGCCATATCTAAAAATAAACGATTTCTGTTGTAGTTATCTCACTTAAATTAAAAAGTCAAAACCTAGAAAGGACGGACGATATGAAAGAAGCTATTCAAGTTAGCTACGCATTCTTAACTCCATTATTAATGATGATTTACATCGTATTTAATGGCTACCCATCAACATTAGATGGTTTTACATTTGTTTTGATTTATTTTTTAATCTTATTTTTACTTATCAGAAAGGACATAATGAAATGAAACAAATTATTGACAACGAAACAGGCGAAGTGATTGAAGTTGAAGAACAAAACGAAATCGCTGAAAGAAAACTATATGAAGTTGGTGCTATCGATGAAGCAACGTTTGACTTCCTGGAGCAATATCAAACTTATCAAGAGCAATACGAAATATTCAAATATAAGTTAATGATTGCGATGAAAGAAAACGGAATCAAGAGCTGGAAGAATGACTATTTCACAGCATCTTACAAAGAAGAAAGTGTTCAAAAAAGATTGGATAACGAAAGGCTTAAAGATGATGGTTTATATGATAAATATCTTAAGTTAGTTCCAATGAAAGAAAGTTTAATGATTAAGTTCAGAAAGGAAAAATAATGTCAAAAACAATTTATCAAGATGGAAAGCCAGTAGTCGTTGGCAAAAGCCAAGAAAAAGAAATGGAAGTTGAAAATGATTACTTGCTATTCGCAGAAACAAAGAATGTTGAATGGAAAGATATCGAGAATGTAAATAAAGAAATCAAAACAATTCAGATCAAGAGAAATGAAAAAGATGATACTGGTAAATGGGTTGAAGCTGTTAAGGATTATGCACCAGTCAACGAACGCATAATCGCTTACAGAAAAATATATCCATTTGGAACAATATCATCAACTCCTAATTATACAGATAAATTTATAGAAGTTGAAGCAGTTGTGACCGACAACAAAGGCAAGATGCTATCACAAGCACACGCAAGAGAAAATCTTGGAACACAATTTGCACTTGAAAAAGCCGAGACATCAGCAATAGGTAGAGCCATCGGAATGATTGGAATTGGCATTGGTACATCAATAGCTACTGCTGATGATATGCAAAACGTTGAAGATAAGAAAATATTTGATGAGCCTATTCACGATGTTGAAAAGTTAGCAGAAGAGTTTGAAAAACTATATTCAATAAAAGACAAGACAACTATATTAAATGGACTTCACGTTACATCTGCCAAAGATATGGGTGTTGAATTGCTTTTAAAATACATTGACTATGCGAAGCATAATTCAAAATGACAAAGATACCTGCTATGTGTGTAAAAAGCATATAGCAGGATCAAGAGAAGAACACCACGTTTTTAATGGCACTGCTAATAGAAAAAAATCAGAAGAAGATGGAATGAAAGTATATCTACACAAAACTTGTCATATGTGGCTACATAATCACCCAATATCTAACAGAACTATCAAAGCTAGATGTCAAAAAATATGGCAAGACTACTACAAAAAATCTGAAGAAGATTTTATTAAAAGATACGGAAAAAGCTATTTATGAAAGGAATTAAAATGACACAAAAAGAAAGAATATTAAATTACATAGAACAATTTGGAAGTATATCACCACTTGAAGCATTTAGAGATTTAGGCATCACTAAACTTGCTACTCAAATATCATTGCTAATCAGATTTGATGGCGTTGAAATCGAGAAGAAATATGAAAAATCTAAAAACAGATTTGGTGAGCCTGTTCACTATATGAGATATTCATTTCCAGCAAAGGAATAGCTATGGAATTATACGATGAATTACAAATCAAAAATAAGCAACTAGACCAAGCATTAAGGACATTCAGACAAAATGGCATAGCATTAGCCGATGCAGAAAAGAAATACAAAGAGATGGTAACTAAAGAGATATTAAGACTTCGAGATGAAGGAATGGCAGTAACTTTAATTGCTCAAGTCATTTATGGACTACCTTCAATATCAATTCTTCGATTTGAAAGAGATTGTGCGAAGGCAGTCTATGATGCAAATGCTGAAGCAATCAATGTCAAGAAGTTACAGATCAGATTAATAGAAAGTCAAATGCAAAGGGAATGGAGCAATATCAATGGCTAAAAAGAGAATGACTACTACGCAAATAACTGATAGCGATGACTTTATTTCGATGCCAAGTCCAGCACAAGCATTATATTTGCATCTTAATAATGGTGCAGATGATGATGGATTTAATAACCAAATACAAATGGCTATATATAAGGCACACGCAAGTTTAGATGATTTAAAAATTCTATTAGCGAAAAGATTTATCTTGCAATTCGAATGTGGAGTGATTGTTATCAAGCACTGGAGAATGGCAAATTCGTTAAGAAAAGACAGGTATACACCAACAGCATTTCAAGAAGAATTGAAGATGCTAGGCATTAAAGAAAATGGTGCATATACACTTAATGGCAACCAAATGGCAACCAAATGGCAACCACTGGTTGCCACAGATAAGAATAGTATAGATAAGTTAAGTATAGATAAGAATATAGAGAAACCACACAAGCACAAGTATGGTGAATATATGAATGTCCTATTGTCTGATGAAGAATTAGAAAAACTTAAAGCTGAAATTCCAAACTATCTTGAATACATTGAGAAAGTGTCGGAATATTGTGCTTCAACTGGTAAATCTTACAAAAACTATCTAGCGACTATTAGAAACTGGCATAGAAAAGACAACGAGAAAGTGCTGATTAAAGATGTATTACCTACTTACGATAAAACACAAAACGAAATCATCAATGATGATGAAGCTGAACAAATATTAAAGGAGATTAAAAATGTTTCTAAATAAAAAACAAAGAGGCTTTGGTTGGTATGCCAAAATATCAACTACTGATATGGGAAACAACACTCTTACATCATATTTAAACTTTGTTTTTAAAAGAGGTTGTGATCCATTAACAGATGGAACATATGAAGGTGATTTATATTTTATAGACAAAACAGGAGCGAAAAGAAAAGTATTCCCAAGAGTTAAAAATTATAACAATCAAAACTATGTGGAATTTATGCTTTTGGAAGAAGAACTACCTAGCTTTGAACAAAATAATGAACAGAAAGGTTATCAATCAACATTACGAGAAGATAACAAATCAGTAACAGGACATATCGAGGACATAGATGAACTGCCTTTCTACTAGGACTGAAAAGTTCAAGAAATTAAGAGAACAATTAAAACTAGAAAGTCTTGTTATCGAAAGTAGCTATGTTCAAAGTCAAAGCGAACAATTATTAAAACACACAAAACAATTAAAAAACAAAATTGATGATATGAGTGATTTACCACTGATATACAGAAAGGAACTTAAAGAATGAGGAAAGAAGAATACGAATACTTATTATTTCTGCTAAACAAATTAGAGATCAATTGCGAACTTACAGATACTCAATTTCAAGAATTTGAAGATAGCATAGGTTACTTGTTTAGATATTTGAGAAATCTATTAAAGGAGAAGCAGTAGTGAATAAAGCAATATTAGTAATTGATGTTCCTGATAAGTATAGTGATAGAGATATTTATGTTTTGCACGAGATATACACATACGAGGGTAATAGATACGAAAGAATAGAGGAATATAAAGAGGGAGTGTATAAAGCAAAACCTTTACCAAAAAAGAAAAATAGCCTATCGATAGATGACACCATAATTAAAGATAAGTTTAGAGGCGAAATGATATATCTTGAAAAAGCAATAAAATTAGCAATTGAAAAAGGTTGGAATAAGTGCATTGATGAAATATTAGGAGAACAAGAATGAAAGCAATATTAGTAATTGATATGCCAAAGAAGTGTGGTGAATGTAAATTGTTTATGAACAACGGCAATTCTTATTGGTGCGTAAAAACAGGTTATGATACAACAAGTTCTTCTATGCCTAATTATTGTTTAAGACCTATGCCGAAAAAAATAGAAGCACCAGAAATATATGAGTTGTGGAACACAGATAGCGAATATATCAAAGGTTGGAACGAATGTATTGATGAAATATTAGGAGGAGAATAATGGAAATATTGATATTTGTAATAGCATTAATGATAATTGTTGGAATAATATTCTTAATTATTCCGTGGGTTGATTTTATATTTGAATATTATCTTGATTGGTGTGTTGATAAACAAGATGAAATTATAGCCAAAAGAAACGAGGAACAGAAATGAAAATAGTGACATTCTTATTTAATACATTATTGAGTTGCATCTTGATTGTATCACTATTAATCATATTGGTAATTGCGATGTATCTGTTAAAGGTAACACTAGAAGAATTGTTCGGGCAGAACGGAA